GTAATTGTCAGAGCTTCGATTGGAAGATGATGCATAGCAATAACGTCATTTCGAACACGATCAACTTTCGTATAACTTGCACCATAGAAAAGATAGTCTTTTACTAATGATTTCTTAAAGTTATGGCCATTCATTAAAGTGTTTGGCTCATTATTAAGCAAGAAAATACGGTCATCATCCATTCTTTCTACTTCTCCATCAGGTTTTTCTTTGTATAGATGGATTGGAAGTTGAGCAATTGATGAAGTGATTAGTTCGATTGAAGTTGCAACAGTAGGAATTTTCATTGCTTGTTCTTCTGTCATCTTTACTTCTCCACCAAAAAACGAGGTGATTGAAAGATTTGCGTTACTTCCATAAGAAAAGTTTGTTGAAGAACGTTCTTCTTGAATTGGTGATGCTTTAAACCTATCGAATATTCCCATATTTTTTGTTGTCCTCCTTTCTTAAATCATTATTACGTCTCTCTCTTCATAAACACTTACTAGTCCTTCTTCGATATCTGTATTCCAAAGAGACATAGCGTTTAGAATGGAGACGACCATATCTATTTTTCCTGTTGATTTTTTCTTGTTCACGTAAGTATTAAGATTTGTATCTTTCACTTCTCGTGCGTTTGCAAAGTTCAATTCCAATAGTTGATTTCTCAAGTATTTGAAACTTAATTTCAGAACTCTTTCTTTAACAAGCTTTGTTGCAGGATGAAGAACTGATGAATGTTGTTTTACTTCGATTGTGTCGTAACCAGCTTCGTACCAACGATTTGCTGAAGATATACAGTTATAACGGTCATAACCGATACCACGGATTTTTACACCGTAATTTTTTTCTAAGTTAAGAACAAAATCTTCAACAAATCTATGACTGATAACCCTGTCTCCACAGAAAAAAGCATAGCCATTATCACGCATCATAAAATAATCGATACGTTCGACTTTGCTTTTGTTATCTGCGTTGTCTTCAGGAATAAAAGCCCATGCAGCTGCAACATATTCATCTTTGTCAACATCATACGTGACCATTGAAATTGCTGTATTATCGGTTGTTTGTGACAAATCGACACCAACATAAACTTCACGGCCTGTCCAATCATATTCGTCGATCTTGCATAATCTCAAATCATCTGTTGAAATATAGATTTCTGAGTCACTACCATCAACGAATATGTTCATATGCTTGGTTAAAAAGTTCTTCTTCGCACTTGTTAATTCAATTGCTGTCTGTCTTTGCTTCTTCAAGTATTCTAAGTTCTCAGGAATATCAACAACCAAGGGATTTGCCTCGATTAAAGATTTATCTGATAACCAATCTTTTGGATCATCAGGTCTATAAATTAATGCAAATAATGTAGGATCTTCAACTAATCCATCGAGAACTTTCTGAGAATACTCAACTTCTTCTGTCATCGGATTGTTCAAAGATTCATAAGCTGTGCTGATCAAAATACCCGTTCTGTTTACCATGTTCATCTGAGATGATTGCATGGCATCAATCGGATATCGTGTTCTTAATGCACCAACTTCATCGGCTACGAATACGTTTGCTTTACGACCATCCATACGGTTTTCAGAAGTTGCCAGTGGAATGAATTTTGAATTCGTTAATAAACATCTGACTTCACTTCGAACAACTTTGAAATACTTTTGAATTTTAGGAGAGGCAGAAATTGTTTGTTCTACTTCTTTTTTTATGATTGAAGATAATTCTCTATCGGGAGCAACAGAATAAAATTCTGAAAACTCAGGTTCAATCAAAAGAAGAAGAATAAAGATTAAGGCAACCAGGAATGATTTACCCGATTTACGAGCAATCAATAAGACCGATTTTTCGTATCGTCTTTTCTCAGGGTTGTCTTTGTGTTTCCAACATAAAGCGTTAACAATAAAAAACCATTGGAACGCAGCTAAAGCATCGTGAGTTGAAACTCCGGCTGAAAGACCTGTCGCCATGTTAATTAATTTTGTTAAGCCTGTTATTTTTTTTAATTCTTTTTCATCTATGAAATATTTTGAATCTGGGTTATTGTATTCTTCCAGAAATTGATTACATGCTTTGACAATATACTTACCAGCAATGATCTGTTTCTCAGATACTTGAACTGCGTACCGATAAGCAGCATGTTCTTCGATATAAGAGGAAACCATTTCATCACCTACTATTTTATTTGGCTGGGATAACTGGACTCGAACCAATGACCATCGCATTAACAGTGCGGTGCTCTACCAACTGAGCTATATCCCAAAGATGTGATTCTTGCTGTTAATCGGAGTAAACAGCAAGAACATAATTATGAACGTAATAGTTGTAGTAATGGATCATCTTCATCTTCTTTAAGTGCTACTTTCATTCCAGCTAATTGAGCTCGTGATGCAGGACTTAGACCAAGTTGTTGTGACAAGGCTCTAAATTGATTAAGGTATTTTTGCTTAATACTTATCGCAGGATGTTCTTTTAATTGAGAATTTCCGTAACGATCTAATTGATCAATTAGTAATCCGGACCGATTAATAATGTCATCTGCTTGTCTCATTTTACTTAAGCTGTCAGCAGTTTGTTCGAGAAGTGGAATATCCAAGTTTGAAAGAATATCACTTATTTCTAATTCTGTTACTAAGAATCTGTAATAGAATTGAGCGAGTTCATCAAGATAATCAGGAACGATTTTTATTAAATCAACGTTACCGATTAATTGTTTTTCAGCTTCTTCTCTAATTTTTAATTGTTCTTTGCTTTCTGACTTTCCCTTTTTAAGAGATGCAGGTTTTCTTGCTGGGGCCATGTTAAGACCTCCTATAAATTGAATTCAAGTTCTGTGTTATTCAAATCAATCGTTGGTTTGAAATCGAGTTCTTTTAATCCGATTTGTAAATTACATGTCTTACAAAGAGTTAATAAATTACTTTCTTCAAACATCAATTCAGGATGAATGGTACGAGGCTTGATGTGATGTACTTGAAGTTCGACACTGTTAATTAAATTGAATTTGACGAAGCATCTATGACAGCAGCTGTTGTCTCTTTTTATAATTAACGAACGAAGTTTTCTCCAACGCACTGAAGATAATGGAGCAAGAATCTCTTTGTTCTTTTTATAATATTCTCTTTGATACCGATTTCTGTTTGTTCCTTCTTTACAAGGACAAAGCTCACCAATGATTACTGTTTTACCACAAGAACAAAATTTCTTTTTTGTTTTCATTCTTCTTCATCTTCTTCTTCAAAATCAATAGTTAGTTGAATGTCTTCTGGAATATATCCACAATAAGAACAACTGATTATGATTTTTCCATTTTCTCGATGAACACCAACATGAGAATTACATACTTCACATAATTGGGTGGTTCTGTTTCCGTTCATGATAATCGCCTTCTTTGTTAATAAAAAAACATCTCAGTGCTCGTAAGCACCAAGACGATTTTATTTTGTTATTTTGCTAAGTAAACGTTGATCGAGTAAGCCATCATGTTATGACCTGAAGGGGTCCAATGAGTACCAGTCGAATCGATAAGACCTGATGCTGCTAATTCAATATCTCCAGCTCCACCATTTCCAGGTGCTGCTTTTGCCCAAGCGTTCGCATAGTGATCAACTAAATAAACTTTCTTAGCTGTTCCTCGTTCTCCGGCAACTTTACGAATGATATCGTTATAGCTGTTTGCCCAAGTTCGAACACTACCTTTTGCTTGATATTGAGAAACAATTTCAGGAGCAGTTCGATTGTAGAAAGTTGTTACGTGAACAGGAGCTTCAGTCATTAAAAGAATCTTACAACCTTTAGCGATCAATGAATCTACCATTGCATTTAAGGTATTTTCAAAAGTCAATTTAGAAACTGATGGAACTCCGCTAGCATTCAATGTCATGTCTACCATTCCAAACATAAGAGAAACTGATGTAGGATTTTTGTCTAATATCATAGATTTAAATCGGGCACCTGCTGTACCGTATGCAGAAGAAATGTTATGACCACGTTGAGCGTCATCAGGATTTGCCATACCAGTTAATACAGACCATCGTTTTGCTAGGTCATTTGGATAAAGCGTGTAGAAGTTTGAACCTTCTGTGTTGCTGTTACCGAAACCATAAAATCCTGCCATGTAAAAACCCCTGTCCATATGTATTTAAGAAAGAAAAGTATCTGAATCTTACGAAACAAACTCGTTTACGT